AGTACTTCCTATTGCACCTGTTGTACCAGTAGCCCCTGTTGATCCATTGTATCCAGTTGCGCCCGTTGCACCCGCGCCTGTTGCACCTGTTGCACCAGTACTTCCTATTGCACCTGTTGTACCGGTTGCACCAGTGGCGCCTGTAGCACCCAATCCTTGTATTCCCGGTATGCTAGTATCAAGCCATAATATATTTGTATCTGCGGGTGCTGATGATTGAGCAACAATGCCTTGATCACCTGTTGCTCCAGTTGAACCTGATCCTGTGGCCCCGGTTGGGCCAGTTGCACCAGTGGCGCCTGTAGCACCACTAGCACCTATACCAGTAGCACCCGTAGCACCCGAACCTGTAGCACCTTGTGCACCTGTGGCACCGGTCGCGCCTATACCTTCAATGCCTGGCAAACTAGTATCAAGCCATAATATATTTGTATCTGCCGGTGGTGTTGGTTGAGCAACAATACCTTGCTCACCGGTAGCACCGGTAGCACCTGTAGCACCCGTGGTACCTGTATAACCTGTAGCACCCGTGGTACCTGTAGCACCAGTTGATCCTATATTACCGGTTGCACCTGTAGCACCAGTAGCACCAGTTGTTCCTATGTAACCAGTAGCACCTGTAGCACCTGTACTACCAATGTTACCTGTAGCACCAGTAGCACCAGTTGTTCCTATGTAACCAGTAGCACCTGTTGCTCCTGTTGACCCGATATAACCGGGCGCACCTGTGGCACCAGTAGCACCTGTACCACCTTCATAACCAGTAGCACCTGTACCACCTTCATAACCAGTAGCACCTGTACCACCTTCATAACCAGTAGCACCTGTACCACCTTCATAACCAGTAGCACCTGTGCCTCCAGTGTATCCTGTTGCTCCTGTAGTTCCCGGTGGCCCTTGTATGTTGCCTACATCATTCCATGTGCCAGCAGCCTTAACCCAAAGATTACCTGTAGCTTGGTCAATAACTCCACTACCATTTGCTGCACCGGGAAAAGCATTATTCAATGTTGTTTGTGGATTGTTTGGTGGATTTACATTTACGTCAACCACACTACCAATGATTGTCACACTAGTACCATCTGCACCTGCAGGTCCTGTAGCACCAGTTGATCCATTGTATCCCGTTGCACCTGTAGCGCCTAGACCTGTTGCTCCTGTTGACCCGATATAACCGGGCGCACCTGTAGCACCATCATATCCTGTTGCACCTGTAGCACCTGTTGATCCTATATTACCAGTTGCACCGGTCGCACCTGTTGTTCCTTGTACGCCGGTCGCACCAGTTGCTCCAGTTGTACCAACATATCCAGTAGCACCTGTAGCACCTGTTGATCCTATATTACCAGTTGCACCGGTCGCACCTGTTGTTCCTATATATCCAGTAGCACCAGTACTACCTTGATCACCTGTTGCACCTATTTGTCCAGTGGTTCCTGTTGCACCTGTTGCTCCTAATCCAGTAGCACCGGTAGCGCCATCATAGCCTGTAGCGCCAGTAGCACCTGTTGCACCATCAAGCCCGGTTGCACCTGTTGCACCGTCATATCCAGTAGCACCTGTTGCTCCGTCATAGCCAGTAGCACCTGTTGCTCCGTCATAGCCAGTAGCACCTGTTGCTCCGTCATAGCCAGTAGCACCTGTTGCTCCGTCATAGCCAGTAGCACCTGTAGCTCCGTCATAGCCAGTAGCACCTGTTGCTCCGTCATAGCCAGTAGCACCTGTAGCACCATCAAGCCCGGTTGCACCTGTTGCTCCGTCATAGCCAGTAGCACCTGTTGCTCCGTCATAGCCAGTAGCACCTGTAGCACCATCTAGTCCAGTAGCACCGTCATATCCAGTAGCACCTGTTCCACCAACCCCAGTAGCACCAGTTGACCCACTTAAACCAGTAGCACCTGTTGCTCCTGTTGATCCTAAACCAGTAGCGCCAGTAGCACCGTTATTACCTGCTACGCCTGTAGCACCAGTTGCACCATCATTACCTGTTACGCCTGTAGCACCGGTACTACCATCGTATCCTTGGGCACCAGTAGCACCTGTTGTTCCCTGCACACCAGTAGCGCCAGTAGCACCTGTTGTACCTACATAACCAGTGGCGCCAGTTGCTCCAGTTGTTCCTTGCACACCAGTGGCTCCAGTTGAACCGGTTGCTCCATCGGGTCCAATCGCACCAGTCGCACCAGTTGCGCCATCTAGTCCAGTAGCACCTGTAGCACCTTCACCTGTTGCTCCAGTCAACCCTGTTGCTCCAGTATCCCCTTGTGGTCCAGTTGATCCGGTGGCACCATCTAGTCCTGTAGCGCCAGTCGCACCATCTAGTCCTGTGGCGCCAGTCGTTCCTGCATCACCTGTTGGTCCTGTGGCGCCAGTCGCGCCATCATAGCCTGTTGCACCTGTAGCACCTGTTGTACCAATATCACCTTGTGGGCCAGTTGATCCAGTTGCGCCATCTAATCCAATGCCACCGGTTGCTCCGTCATATCCTGTGGCACCAGTTGCTCCGTCATATCCAGTCGCACCAGTGGTCCCAGTATAACCTGTAGCACCGGTGGCACCTGTACTACCTATCGTTCCTGTTGCACCAGTTGCACCCGTAGTACCTATATAACCTGTAGCACCTGTGCCACCTTGATAACCTGTTGCACCAGTTGCACCAACAAAACCTGTTGCACCTTGGCCTGCTACAGCAAATACACCATTACCATACAATACATTTGCAGGGTTACCGTCTATATTGATAGTTGAGATATTACCTATACCACTAACATTTGCTACAGCGACTGAGTTAGCAGTTCCGGCCGTAACAGCATAAGTAGCATTTGCTACGGTTCCGGTTACATTGGCACCCGGTATATGATTTAATCCAGCACCATTAGCTATTATATTATCTACACTTAATGTATTAGAAGTATTATTGAATACAAAATTAGCACTAGCACCATATGCTCCTGCATTGTTATATTGAACTTGTGTATTACTTCCTGCAATGCCGCCACCTGCACCAACCGCCGCCCAAGCTAGATTGCCAGCGCCATCTGTTGTTAATGAGTATCCTGACGTACCGCCTGTTATGTGTAAATTGCTTGCTGCACCTAATGTTACATTTGCTGTATTTGAGAAATTAACTGCCCCGTTACTAGTTAATCCAGTTAAAGTTCCCAATGAAGTAATATTTGGTTGGCTGTTTGAATTGCTAGTAAAGGTACCGTTGAATGAGGCTAACCCATTACTTGGAGTAGCAAAGTAATTACTTAATACTTGATTTGGATTGATATCAATATTTAATTGTTGTGCTGAACTGGTAATAGTAACATTACTTTGTGTGTTGTCTGATCCTCTACCTAATGTCAATGATGTAGTAGATACTTGTAAACATGCGATATTAGCTGAGATAACTACATTGCCAGTTGGATTATTAACTGTTATACCGGCACCAGGTGTTCTATTAATAGAAGTTACGGCTGCGTCTGCGTTGGCATTAAAGAGTTGTGTAAAGTTATCTTGTGTCTTTTGAAAAGCCGTTCTTATCGCATCCGCTGCAGGATCATCCGGAAACGTTCCAAAATCTATGTTATTTTGACTCATGTTAGTGTTACCTATTTATAATGTATTTATCGTTATTTGAGAAACGGTGACCCAAAAAAATACCCGACTATTGCCGGGTATTTTAAACTACGGTTCTTTTATAGACCGCTTAATTTCATATAGTCTTTTAACAAATCAGTAGACTCTTTCATTGGGCTACCTAAACCATCAACACCCATACGACTCTTTTGCCCATTGATAACTGGAACTGTTGTTTGACCAGTAGATTTTTGTTTATTCAATCCACCACTGATAACCTTAGTCATAAAATCAATGTCAGCTTCAAAAGTATCATCTGCGCTGTTAGCGTATGATTCATCTACTTTTTTGTCTTTCTTGTATTTTTCGTCTTTCTTGTCATCATACTCTATGTCTTTAGTAACTTTCTTTCCTGCTTTCTCTGCGTTGTTGTCGTCTTTGCCTTTATGACCTTCATCATATTCAATATCGTTAGCAACTTTTTTGCCTGCTTTCTCAGCCTTTTCATCTTCTTTTTCAGTAGATTCTTCTGATAAGAATGCTAATTTTTTGTAAAGATTAGCGAAAGATTCTGCTACTGTTTCTTCCTTCATTTTACGGTCACCGTACACTTCTTTATCAGTAATCTTATCAGCAGCAGCAACTGCATCTTTGCCAAACTTTTTTTCTACTCGTTTTTCAGTAGCATCTGCTTTGCGATGTGCATCATAATCTCCCCATCCATCCATACCATGCGCTCTGCGTAGACCTAAAGTTTTTACTGCTAGTTCTTGTGAAATTTCATCAAGTTGACCAGTTTCATCTTCAGCTTCGTTAGTTGGGCTTGAATCTACTTCACCTTCTTCTTCGTCTTGTGCTGCATCATCCGTTGCCAATGCTGCATCTTCACCTGCTTCTGATGCGTCATCTGCGGCTGTTTCAGCAGCACCAGAATCTGGAGCATTTGCTTCAGCTACTTCATATGCCATTTGATCTCTTGATTCTACTTCATCAATTACTTGTTCATCACCGTGATCACATTGGCATTTGCTTTCCATGTAACCGCATTCATTACAAGGTTCTTCTTCACCGTGCATATGTCCTTCTTCACTGTGACCTTCATGACCTTCTTCATCTTCATAGTCACCGCCGCCTTGCATGTCACCGCCACCGGTCAATTTCTTCATCAATGCCATCATACCGTCATGGTCATCAACTACACTGATACCACCGTGAGCACCTGCACTACCTTGGGGTGCGCCATAACCATTATGTTCATCACCGCCAAACAAGCCCATGCCTGCTGATTTGATGATACTTAACAATTGGTCAGCTTCACCATCTTGTGCTGATACACTTACTGAATCGGGAGATCCTTGTTGACCTTTAGAAATAGAAACGGTCATACCTTCTGATACTTCTTTGCCTTCAAGAATAGCATTCAATTGCTTGTCTAATGCTTCAAAAGCTAATTCATCTAGTACATCCTTATCACTCATTGTCTGACCAAACGCTTTGAATGTATCACCAGGTGTTTTGATTGCCTGTTGCTTCATGTAAGAAGTCTTATCCATCTCATCTATTTCACCATCGCTGTCGTTCGGAAATCTAACAAATTTACCATTTTGATCAACCATACCGTGTTTAACTAACCCTCTGAGGGTCAGTGATTTCTTCGCAGTATCATTATCTTTACCAAACCCTCTACCTGGATTTTCTTTAGCCTGTCGGTTTAGCACATTTTTTGCTTGTCTAAGTGCAGGATGTGTTTCACCCAAATCATCAGCGCCATAGCTAGCCATTGTATCTACTTCAGGACCTTGACCCATCTCATCAACTGCGGTACGACCTAGTATTGGCATTTGACCATAGCACTCATCTAAGCCTTCTTTAAAGCCATCATGGTAGCAACGTGCTTCTTCCATGTTATCATGTGTGCAGTTGTATGGCATTTTTCTTAGTGCGTGACTTTTACCCTCAAGTCTTGCTGCTTGTAAATGATGTTCCATACCTTCTTTCACTTTCTTTTTCTCAGTTTTCTTAGCAAAAGGATTTACACCTTTCTTGCCTTCAAAAGTTAGTGGGCTTGATTGAAAAGCAGTTGGCGGTGCTTCTGCTTCACCTATTTTCTTTAGTTGTGAACCTGCAATTTTTTTAGCAGCTTTTTCACCATACTTAGGAGTTAATTTACGAACTAATGCTTCAAACCCTGTAGTAGCATTGTTAGGCTTGCCTACATCTTTTTCAGTTACTTTATCACGACCAGTAAACTTATCCCATGCATCGTGATCCAATGTATTTGCTTGTCTCGGTGCTGAAGCAACCTGCGTTGCTGGCTTAGGTGTCATACGATTAGGTTGACCTGATGGTGCTTTTGGTGGGTTGGCAGCATTGATAGCATCAACCTTGTCATCATCATATGGACCGTACATTTCTTCAAGTCCTTTGCCGTCACCTGCAGTAGGAATCATTTTCCATTGTTTAGGAGTATTACCCTTATCTTGTTGTGCCCTAACCATTGAGTATTCATCTTCATATCCAGTGTGGTCAAGACCGTAAGCGGCTGATTTAGCTCCAATACTATTAATACGATAATTTTTGTTACCTATTCTATTATTTTTTACTGCGGCAGCAACTTCATCACGTTCAGCCTGGTTAGTAGGTCTTCTTATGTGAGATGTAGCAGGTTCAAATGCAGACTTCTTTGGTGTTTTCATCCAATCCGTCGTTGCGTAGCCAGCACGAACAGCTTCATCCATTTCACCTTCAGCCATACCTTGTTCATCGCCACCAATAGTAATATCACCTTTTTCAAAGGCTGCAGCCGCTTGTGGATTTTTTGCTGTTGCTACAACTTTGCCACTAGCATCTTTAACTGCAACTGCGCCTGGCATAGGAGCTGTTGAATAACCTGCTTCACTTAATGCTTCATCCATTTGATCAAAATATTCTTTTAAACTTTTTTTAGATGTAGGTTCTTCATCTCCAGTTCCGTCATCTTTTTTATTATCAGGATGACTTTGTGCTTTACCTGAGATTGTAGTACCCTTTTTACCTTTTGGCACTGCACCTGTTGTACGACCAAATAGATCACCTACTTTTTTATTCTTGGGATCATCTTTTCCTAATTTAGGTCTATCAGGATCTGGGCGACGACCTTTTGGCTTAGGCTCTGTGCTTTTTACTTTTTTAACTACTGCATTACCTTCTTCATCTGTGTCAAACTCACGCCCATAATCACCCTTGTGGGTAGTTACGCCTTTATCAGTAGTAGTTTTTGCTTCTGATAAGCTGTCAAATGATTTTAATATATCTCTGATATCCATTTTCTTTTCCTTAACGGTTATATGCTGCGCCAGTCTTTGGCTTTGGTGGCATCTTAATAGTACTCATTGGACTCTTATCGCCCAACTTCTTATCATCTAAGTATGGTTTGAACGGGTCAAACGAATCTTTTGTTCTTGTTCCTGCATATTGAATATCAATCTTGGACTCTTTAGCTTGGTCTTTGATTGAAGTTAAATATGAATCTCCGTATGCTTTACTTGCTTCTTTAGCACCTGGCTGTTGTTCTAATTCAGTGTGATCTAATAATGGGCTATGACTCATTTCATTTTCATATCCCTCCTGTTCACTGTCAATGCTATCATCAAAGTGTGTTGATATCATTCTAACCATGTTAACATTATATCCACATAGTTGGGCAAGTTGTTGTACCATTGGTTCTGTTGCTGGGTATCTAAACTCAACTTTAATCAATGTAACACTTTCATTCTCTAAATTAGGAAATCCATATGGTGACTTTTGTATTGGCGTGCTTTTTGGTTCACTGATTTCCACTGGGTCAAACTTGTTTAGATTGTACTTAAACATATCTAAAAAATTCTTGTCAATGGTGCCGGCAATTTTGATAGTATACTTGTAAGTATGTATACTTTCAACAATAAAATGTTTAAGGCTTCGCATGTTTTTATTCCTGTATATATTATTTATCATTTATTATCTATTTTCCATTCGGATACCGATTTCCTATCTCCCCTACACATAGAGCCTAGATTACCCTGTGCATAGATTAATCCTTATTCTCTTTCTGTGCCAACATCTTAAGCAATTCATTTCTGTCAAGAGCCCTACCTTCACCCAATGGGGTAGCTTCAATCTGTTCTTCCTTTGATGCTGCTTTTTGATCCAATTGTGCTTTTTTTAGTTGCAAATCAATCATCTTTAACTTCTTATTTAGTTTAGCAGTCTTTGCTGTAATAGCATGACCAAGCATAGTTCCTGCAACATTGAATATCTCGCTAGCGTATCTACTATCAACTTGCATCCCTAAATCCATCAAATCTTTATAACTATCTTGTGCTAGTGTAGCGAGACTATCCATCTCGTCATCTGCGGCTTCTAATCCACGTACTTGTGGTAATGCTTGTTCTATTTTTGATAGACTATCTAATGCTTCGGTGGTGATTTCCTGAGCATTATCTGGCGTTGGCTTAGCCAAAGTGTCTATTTCATTTTGGTCAAGTTCAAAAAGTGCCTCTAATTTTTTTGTCATATGCTATTTAGTCGGTGACGATTGTCCATAATGTATTTTACCCTATCCCAAGATATTGTTATATTAAGTGATATTTGTCGTATATTCATCCCCGAATCATATAACTCAAATACTTGCGTGAAAAGATGATTATTCTTTTTTATATATTGCTGGAATCTTAATTCATGTTGCTCATCAGACCAACTAGATCCTTTTCTAGCTTCCGCAGCCTTTAAGCAATTATTAAGTCTGTTTTCTAGTGCTTTCTCAGACCAAACTTTGTTTCTAAGTTTTTCTTTTGAAGATTCTTTTAGTTTGCGACCAGCTACAGTTGGACGTATTTTATCAGCATGTTCTTTTCTTTTTTCATCTGTCCAATAATTATCCAACGCTTCTTTGTATAATCTTCTCGCTAAATCATACATTCTGCTACTAGGAATATATCTACCGTCACCTATATTATTAGCATTTGATAGCATATGTAATGCAAAATTCATCTTGTATCTAGCATTACCTGTTGTCATTTTAGTTAAAAGCAAATGACATACAAAATGTTCTCTGGCTGTTAATTTTACTATATTATTATTGTCATTAGTTCCTCCCAAAGAACTAGGGACGATGTGATGCTTTTCTGTGTAGCCAGTAATAGTTCTATCTTTGGCTTTATTGATTAGTGAATTATACCATGTGGTATATTTGTTATTGATAAATATCATTGCTGATTGCTCCTTCATAGCATTAGAGTAGTTGGGGAGGTGAGATGCCCGCGAACTACACTTTTATTTATCATTTTTTCTTGTAATTTGGATTACCGTTGTGGAACAAATCGGATTCCGTAATTACACGAAAGGCAAACCCATGTGCTTTGCAATATGCTGTAGCCGCTGCCCATTTGGCGTGATTAACTGCTACCACTGCTCTGTCTCTTGCGCTTGCGGCACGACTTTCTATTAGACTTTGTTTCTTTGGTTTAATCTCTACAACTTCAGCAATTGCTTTTCCGTACTTGTTTTGATAAACAACAAAAAAGTCTGGGATGTAGTTATGTACTTTGCCGTCTAATGGGCTACGATAAGGTATTGACATTGATTCACTAGCCCAGTGTGTTACATTTTTATGTGTATCGCAAAAGGTCATGAATGTTAGTTCCCAACCAGAACGATATTTAGGGTTATGTTTCCCTACATATTTGTGTGGGTTTTTGGGAGTATATATACCTTGTGCATAGTTAGCCATACTTATTGCACAATGTTACGTGCTACAGGAAGATTTGGTCTTGGTACTGTACCTATACCATAGAGAGATGTTTTGCTTTTGAAACTATTCATATAGTAAGCAAAAATCTGATTCATCTCCATCTTTTTTTTGCCTTTAACTTGGTCTAATAAATCTAATGCATCTATCCCGGTTTCTTGTGATATTCTGAATAATACCGCAGTGAAGTTATTTGCAATATTTTTTGTAGCACAAATTGACACAAAATAACCACGAACAATGTCATATTCGTTTCCGTTTATAGTTAAAGTGATAGCATAGAATGAATCAAATATTCTAACTGTTTGATCCATTGATGTTCGTTGATCTAATATTTGTGGCATAATAAATTAATAGTTAACACTATTTATCTACCGCGAGGTGCGTTAGTAACTCCGCTATTAGATGTACCTGCATAAGGACTCCCACCAAGTTGTTGAGGAGTAGATTGTGCATTGCTTGGAGGGGCGCCTGCTGTTCCGCTAGTTTGTGGAGTTGATCCAAAGATAGGTGTGCTAACAACTAAATTTCTATTAGGAGTTTGACCAACTGCATTTATTATACCAGCTGTAAGTTCTGTTTTAGCAAGACTGCCTAAATTAGTATTTTTAAATGTATTGTATGCCGTGCCTGCTGTTTGAATAGCACCCAATAGGTTTACTTGTCCAGTGACTGGGTCGGGAGTTAAATTATTGATAATACCACCTGCTGCATCTAGTAATCCACCTTGGCCTAATATATTTCTATTAGCACCTTTTTTCATTATTGGACTAGGTGTTCTATCATAATTAGCATCATCACCAAAACCAGTAACAATGTTGCCGGGAGTTTTACCATCCAATCCACCTTCATTGTAAACTACAGTTTCATAATCAACAGACATTTGATGTTCCATAGTACCATTGCCTTGAGCATAGTCATATGTATCATGTGAAAATTTTGTTATGATTGGATTAACCAATGTGTAAGCTGTCCAGTTATGTTGACTTAGACCAAATACTGTTATTCGTTTAAAGAAAGGTATTTTTGAACCAGACGGATCAGCAGAGTCACCTGTATATCCCCAATTATTATTTCCTGTTATAGAAGGTTTATATTGATTGCGATCATTGTAGGTAGCATCTGTAGAAAATGGATATGCACCACTAACTAATTGTCTAGGTGGAGTGCCAGGCGTCCCGGGCAATACAACTTGAGGTACCGTGCCATCAGCGTAATAGTAATTATAATATGCTTTCCACAAACTTCTTATTGTACCACCTGCATTAGGAGTATTAGTTGATGTACCGTGATCGTCATGGAAAGTAATATCTATAGCATCATATTTTATTTTTGATTGAATCAATCTTTTACGATTATATTGATTCATTACTGCTACTTCAAAGCTAAAGCTAGGAAGTTTTACTGTTTTTACTAGTAGCCCAAAGTTTGAACCTGTATTTACATTTTGACCGTATGCGGCCGTATTTATTTCAAAGTAAGTATGAAATAGATATTTAAACTTGGGGGCGTTTTGATATGAATTAGGTCTAAATGTTTTACTAGCGTGAGTATAATCCCGTAGGTAATCGCCGCCGAAAAATGTTCCGGCGGCGCCTTGAAGTAAGTTTTGAAAAAATCCAGACATGCTAGATTTATTTAGCGTTGATTATAAACCAGCGCCAATACCAGTAGATAATGAACCTGCTGTTCTACCGATAGTAGCACCTACACCAGAACCAATTGCAGATTGAATTGCATTATCAAAACGAATTGTCAATGAAATTGTTACTACATCACTTGTACCATAGTTCAATGTGTTGTAGTTAGCTGTTTGCAAGAAACAACCATAGCATTCCCAAGTCTCTAGTACTACAGGAGCATTTGCACCATTGCCGCCGTCTAGTATTTCAATGTTAGTTTGAAATTTATAGTCTTGCCCTGAAGCAGCACTTGCCATTTCAACAAAGTCTAATTGTTTCTGTAGTTGTTGTCCAACTAATCTTGAAACACTGCCTGAAGCGTCATCACGAATGTTGACTGACATTGTTTGCCAAGCATATTTACCTGCCAAATACATTGTTGAATTGTATATGGGCATTGTAATTTCAGTGAACTGTACGTTTGGTCTTGAACAATCAATAACTTGTTTTGTTAATTCTACTGTACTTGTGTCTGTCCCGAAATTCAAAAAGTTTACTCTGAATCTGAATTGTAGTTTTGGCATTAGTAAGCCCTGATTGCCACCGGCATTATCAGATGCTACTGTCATGTTGAACAATGATTGTGAGGCTGTTGCCATTTTATATATCTCCTGTTAATCTTATTTATCTTAAATAAACAGATAACCCCTTGCGGGGTTATCCTAGCTTATTATAATGATGCTATCTCACCTGTGTTTAGAACACGAACCGGGATGTAAATGAATTCAGCAGCTTTCACTGGTTCAAGTGCAACGTCAATCCAAAGTTCATTTCTATCTATTCTTGCTGGTGTATTGTTACTTTCGTCACAAATTACCAAGTAATCATAGATACCGCGTTTAGCGACCAAGTCTACCATTAATGTTTGAACAACACCTGCAATTTGATTTCTTGTCAATGCATCGTTAGGTTCAAATACAAACGGTCTTGCTGCCAATGTTAATTGTCTACGTACATAAGCAATTAGTCGTGCAACGTTAACTCTATCTAATGCGCTAGAACTGTTAAAACTTGTCTTGTTACCGTAATTTAGTAAGCCAACACCAGTAAAGAATACCAATGGATTGATAAAGTTAATGTACAATACATCACGTATACCAATTTGTGTCTTGGTAGTAACAAACTCACCAGTAGCTGAATCAATATAACCAATATTTGTAGCATTGTCAATGATACCGCGGCGTGTACCAGCTGCTGCTAACCAAGGATAGCTGATGGTATCATTCTTCAAGAATGTACGCAACATCATGTGACTTGGAGGAACAGCAACTAAGTTACCTGCTAGGTCACTTGTTATACCACTTGGATAGAACAAGCCCAAGTACGTGTTACGTGTTACACAACCTTCTTCGCCTGTGCTTGTTGCACCTGCTGCGTTAGTTGCCCATGCTTGAATAGCAGTAGCACTTGGAGGCAATCTCATTGGTGTATCACCGATAATATAACCTGTTTCACCACGATCAGCATTCAATACAACCATGTTAGGTTGTAATTCTGGATAAGCAGGAGTAGCCATTAAGTTGAAGAAGTTATCTTCGTCACGTATATCAGTATTGGTGTCAATCGCTGAACGTAATGATTTTACAACCATATTACGTTGTGCTTGGCGACCCATATACGGACTGCCGTTACTTTGTAATCCACTTTGACTTACCCATGTATAGCTAACCAATGGTAAGTTATCTATGTTAGTAGGATCCCCTGCATTATATGCTCCAGCATTTGGATAATTAGCACTTGTAAAATATCCTGTTGTGAATTCTTTTACATTGTATCCTGAACGGCGTGTGTTGAACAACAACATACCTGTTGGGTATGCAGCTGGATTCGGAACATCTAAATCAACATAATCACTAGTTAACAAACTCTTGATAGTTGGAATCGGATCATCAACTGGGTTGATTGCACCAGAACTGCTCCAACGTGCATCATAGAATGCTACACCTGTACTGCTAGTTTGATCGGCATTGTCAATCAATACCCATGCATCAACACCAGCAACACTTTGCCAACGATTGATAACTGGATACATTTCTAAATCAGTTGTGTTGATCCATAAATCACCGTATGCCAATGCTGTTGTGCCGTCGCTTTGAGTTGTTGGTTCAGTTGCAGCAATAATAGGACCATTTGGATCTGTCGCATTACTACCAGTAGCTGATGGGAAACCATTTGAATCGTAATTTATATTTCTATAACCATTCCATTGACCATTAGCTTGCACTAGTATATCAACTTGGTCAATAACACTGTAGAACCAGTTTGTACCATTTGTTGGAGTTGCTACTGGGGCACCTTCGTTAGCAGTAAAATCTAATGCTACCCAATTACTACATTGAACATTATAATTAATGTTAGGAGTACCTGATATAAATGATACTGCTGTTGCAGCACCGGATACTACAGTAGTGACTTGTACTACCAAATTATTAGTACCGGTTATTCCACCCAATTGACTACCGTTTACAGTTATAGTGTCACCCACTACATATCCGGATCCGCCACTATTACTAATACCGTCAGCAGTTAACAAGTATTGATTATAGTAAGTACCTACTGCTATTTGAGCGCCTGTGCCCCCGCCGCTAGTAGCATCAGGAATTAATCCAGTATAAGCTAGTGGGGTTGCAGGACCATATTTAGTAAAAGTAGTGTCACCAACTATAAAACCAGCTTGATCTAATACATCTGCACTAAATCCTTTAGTGGCGCCTGATGTAGTAATAATGTCATTTAAAATAATTACGCCACCTTCTGTGTGAATCAATTGAATTGCACCATCTGTAGTTATCAAAGCATCAGTATTAGGTATGCCAGCACCCAAGAATCTTGTTACAAAATCTAAACCAGTGTCACCGTCACTAATTGTAAATGTGTAAGTTGATAGACTAGTAGAACCCGGGCGACTTGATTGTACCGTTACAGTTGCTGGACTAACAGTGAGACTACTGAATGTTACATCAGTAGTAGTACCGGTTACTACCATTTCACCTGCTGCTACTCTTTCCCATAAATATACAGGACCTTCGGATAATGTATTATTGAAAGAATATTGTCCATATACTTCGCCGGCTGCAATTAATGAGCCGCCAGTTGGATCTAACGTAGCGTTAACTGTCCAATCGGCTGTTGCCAATTCAACATTTTTTGCAATAAATGATGCAGTTGTAGTACTATATCTAGATACTGACGGAGCTAATCCAGAGCCAGAAGAACCAACTTTCATCCATATAGAACCTGTTGGACGAGGAGTTGTTTGACTACTAGACCATAATGGCATCTGAGATGAAGTACCGTATTGTAATAACGGTTGATAATAACTAGTACCTGCTGTAATTCCCAAAGCAGTTAATGGAGTACCTGTTCCATTAGCAAAAGTTAAATATACACTACCAGTGAATGTTGGTTGTGCGGAGTAAACCACTAATCTACCAGAAACTACTCTCGCTGTAAGTACAGTTAATCCAAGATTATTAATAGCTGATGCGACACCGGCTATAGTATTATTAGGTGATGCAGGAACTGTTATTGTAACTGTGTACAAACCAGAAACACTAATAGTGAAAGTATTAGATGCAGTTAATGCTCCGGCACTTGTTCCTTGAACAGTCGCAACAGAAGTAAGCCAGTCATAACTTCCTAATTCTACCCAAGTATTATTGTAATTCTTCAAGAAGAATTGTGGTGAATCAGTAGGTGAATCTATTCCAGACACTGCAGACACTGTAGCATTTACTGCATAGCTTCCAATTGTACCAATACTATCTAATGGATATCCGCCGCTTAATGCAGCAGTATCACTAATAACAATAGGAGTTACTGTAGTAAACTGTCCAGTTGTTGCATTGAATACATTTATACCCCAAGTTGAAGTAAGAGTATCCAACCAATATGCGCCGTTAGCAGGGGCACCTGTTGGACGTGCGGTTTGTCCAACTAGACTTGCTAAATCAATATCAGCACGTAATACATAACAACGGTTAGTAACGCCTAATAATGAATACGCTGCTAGTAAACCATATTCATTTAATTCGTAACCTTGAATTGGTGTTCCAGCTGTTGTTGTATAGAAGAATGGTGTTCCATACAAACTTACTAAATCTCTTTGGCTTGTAACTTGATACAACTTATTTGCATTTGCAGCAGTTGTAGCTGGTGCTACACCTGTACCTGTTGGGTTGGCTTTGTTTTGTGCTGTAGCTAATACTACTAGCGGAACAGAACCAGCAGCCGCTGGTAAATATTGACTTTGGTCAATGATCGTTACTTCTACGCCGGGTGATGTTAATGCCATTTTATTTTTCCTTTATGTAAAATTTTGAGGTTTACTACCTGATTGCATACTATTATTTATTAATAAATTCAAAAAAGTCGGTTTAACCGTACCTTTGAAGGTTTCTAACTAAATACTGTATGTTAAATCAACGTCCAATATGTAAGAAATGTAACAAAAATCATACTGCTATAAATTACAAGCGTGATGGGATTACACACTACAGGAGTATCTGTGATGAGTGTGGTAGAAAGAAAAATAAACTAAAGCCTAGAAAGGCTAACTGGACTAAAAGTGGATATAAGAAAAAAGCCACATGCGATTTATGTGGCTTTAAAAGTATGTTCTCAACACAAATAACTGTGTTTCACGTTGACGGGAATTTAGAACATATTGAACAAACTAATCTACGCAGTATCTGCCTAAACTGCATAGAAGTTGTTAAAAAGAAAGAGGTTACTTGGCGTCGGGGTGACCTACAGATTGACTATTGATAATATTATGCATGGTGGTGTGTAACTCATCAATGGTTCCGTTGTTATCTACCATATGGTCATAGTCTAGTCCTACACTACTGTATTCACTAGCATGAATTTTTAGTTTATCTAACTTACTCTTACTTAGTGACCAAGATGAATTGCCATTTGGCCCTTTATTATATGCTACTGCTGAATCATACCACTCAGGATCAGGCCCGCGGCTTACTCTAATAGCTATCCCACCTATATTTCTAATAGCATTTACTTCATTGGCAAATCTACAGTCAGTAATTACAATATCTTCATTGGAGTTTAATAGTTTATGTTCAACACTTGCCACCCAGATATCATTGTGAAAGTGATTGCGACATACATCTGTTCCCCAATATTGTAGTATCCACCTTGGGGTGATATCCATACCCAAACGATTACTCCACCATTCATCTTTTTGTTCACGCCATACTCGGCTAGCTTTTGTAGTACCTTCCAGGTATTCACGGTTCCATCCAAAGATTACTGCTATCGCATCTTTAAGACTAGATGCAAAACTGATTCGTTTAAACCCGTGATGTGTAGTAAGATAGTCAGCAATTGTATCTTTGCCTGAACCAATTAAACCAGTGATACCTATAATCATACAATGCTCCTATAAGTACTTATTATATTACAGGAACAAGACAATAGAAAGCATTTAGGTTAACCTTGAACCCACGTCAAGGGCTGGGAATAATCTACATACTTCTTCAATTCTTCAATCAATAATTCCATCGCTGCTTTGCCTTCTGCTTTCATAGCAGTACCGTTCAATGTTGTACCGCCACCGGGACCAGCAATAGTTCCAAATTTCTCACGGGCTTCGCCGATCATAACTTTAAGGTTAGCTAAGATAAAGTCACCAATCCAAACACCAGCACCAGGGTCTTGTAGTAATATTTCTTCTGTCTTTTGTACATCAGCCCATATTAATACACGCTCACCAGATCCTTTTGGATCACGAACAATACGCAATATTTTAGATACTGGGTTGAAGGTGTATGTTACATAGCCACCGAACATACGTGCTGCTAACTCAACATAACCTGCATAAAAGTCATATGTTGCCATACCACCTGCATAGTTATAGTTAAGCAAATAGGTATTTAGAATCGCACTTGAGAATGGGTCAAAGCTGCTGCTTGATGGTCCAGTTTCTAAACCAATTGTTCTACGGAAAATACTTCTTACATTGATAAACTCGGCAGGAAGAGTGTAAGTATCTACATTCTTTTCAATGGTCATTAGAATATAAGATTCTTCCGTAGCGGCTTGTGCCCGTTGACGATAGACCTTGATAGCGTAGTTGTACGCTGCCTCGTAATGTTGAGGATCCAATTCAATATCAATCATCCCGTCACCGAGACGATATCTAAGATTACTGAATAGTGCCTCTTTTAACTCTGATAAAGTTAACCCGGTCGGGGTTGAAAGAACAGAAGCGGTTGGATATGTTGACATAAGTGTTACCTAATAATACTATTTATCAGGTAACACTATGGTTCGTGTATTACAAGTCGCCGTCTTTACGATTTTCGCTGTAAAATGCGTCAAACTTTCCACCGGGATAGCGTGACTCTAACTTGCGTATATTCTCAGCAATCACTTCGTTGGGGTCAAGATTCAACGCACGACATGCATTTACCCAGTACCACATAATGTCACCGAGTTCACGTTTCATATGAAATACATTCTCGTCAGTCAATGCTTTACCCTGAAAAATGATCTTCTTGGGCACTTCAATAAATTCACCACTTTCTGCTGCTAATCCAAAACATGCTGTAATTAATAATGGAATATTAACATCAGGACCATGCTTCATCTGAGATGAAGCATGGTAACCATGCTTTATCTGATTGTCTGCTAAGTCTAGTTCATAGTTAGCATCTAATCGGTCTATCGTATCATGGAATGTAGTTAAGTCATTACTTGCTTGACTGGTTACAGCCTCTACAAAATCTTGGTATTTGTTTAAATCAATTTTCATGGTGTTGTTGATGTATCAAGTGCAATGACACTTCCTATAAAAATGCTGATCCACCCGTTAGTGTCTTGCCCACTAAACAGTAAACTTATCCCGCTCAACACATTGAGACCTGCAATTGTATATGCAATCTTTTTGCGGTGTATAGTACACCAATCTATAATTTTATCTGTCATAATAACTCCTTAAAACGCTTTCAAAATAATCATGTTCTCATTGAATCTGCCGTTCGGAACTGCTCCCACTGCTTTAATATCTTTGAAATACTTACGTGCTACAGGTTTGCTTCCCATCACTTCTTTGATTTGCTCACCGGGCTTACGTAATGTTTTCATCTCACTAGTATTTGCATCAAATCCTAGCAATGTATTACCTTTAACACTAAACACTTTGCTGTACTCGTCGGCAATATAATGATGTAGCTTGCGCTTACCTGTATCATAAACCCATGCCTCACTTGCACCGTGAAGTTTTGTAGGATGTACGCTGACTAAATCAATCTTAGCTGCAACATCCTTGAACAACTTCAAGTATTTCAGTTTAGCAACAATCTTTTCAACAGGAACTGCTTTGCGTTTACGCGGAGCCTTGCTTGCTTTTTTAATGCTAATGTAACTATTCAAGTCACCTAGCACACCTTCAATAAATTTCAGAATGTTACGAATCTGAATCTTACCTAGGAACGCATATCCCTCTTTGAGAGACTCGTCACCGTCACTTAGACGTTGAAATTCATCTTGCTTACGTTTCCAAATATCAACGATAATATGAATATGTTGCGGCATGACATTGTATCTTGCAACAATATCAACTGTCTTTTCCGATGCTTTGCCAGTAGTAACAAAATCGTCAATCATCCCTTCCATGTCGCCGGCAGCCGCGTTTGCTTTTTCACGCAATACTTCTTGAATGTTAGGCCGTGTAGTTGCCGTTTCTACAATACTAGTTTGACTAGTTTTTACCTCAGTCTCTGATAAAGATTTGACTAATCGGGTAATCTCATTTTGAAGGGTAAGTTCTTCATGCTCGGTTAATTCTAGACCGCGCATTGTCATACGTGCTACCCAGCACAATGTAATAATGAATTCGCTTTCATGTACCTTACGAACCAACTTAGCCTCGTCTGTTCGCTTATTGTAATCCAGATATTGACACAATAGTTCTTTTGCGTCTTTTTTACTGTAGAATCTACTATACCAAGTAAAACTTCTAGCAAGTGTTGAAAATCTAGCTTCTGGGTCAGGCTGAATTGGGAAGAAGGGTTCTTCTCCCATGTATTTTGTATCAGCATCACGTGGGTTGAGTGCTTTTACAAAATGATCGTCGGTATGCTTACGTGTAGCCATATATTACTCCAAAGTTTCAATTGAATATGTATTATAGCACAAGAACCATTTAATGTCAAGTTTTTGGTAATACGCCCATCGTCTGTATTTACGATAAATAAGTAATAAAGTGAATTAACCATGCCTAGACTCTCGCTTTGGCGTCCCAATAAAACGAACGATTATAACTTTTTTGATAAAATAATATCAGAACAGTTCACCGCAGGTTCCACGGATTTGTATATACACAAGTATATGGGTCCAACAAATCAAGGACCATCCATTGATGCTACCCAACCTGAATACGATGTACTAGCCCCAACTAACATACAAGATTTGTTATTCCTAGAAAACCGTGACAGAACATATGACCCAAATGTCTATCGTTTACGTGGACATTATAATGTACAGAATTTAGATTTTGATTTAAGTCAGTTTGGATTATTCCTAAACAATGATATCATATTCATTACGGTTCATTACAATGATATGATTCAATTAGTTGGCAGAAAACTAATGGTTGGTGATGTAATTGAATTACCTCACTTATTAGATTACAATCCATTAGATGAAACTATACCCACTGCACTAAAACGTTTCATGCAAATCACCGATGCTAATTATGCTAGTGAAGGATTTAGTCCAACTTGGTTTCCGCATTTATGGCGTATCAAGTGTGAACCATTAGTTGATAGTGAAGAATTTACTCAGATATTAAATGCACCAATTGACCAAGATACTTATTTAGGTATCTGGGATAGTACTAAACCTTACCCGGCCGGCTATGTAATTACATACGGTGATAAAAATTACAAAGCATTAATTGATGTACCTGCAGGTAAGTATCCACCTGATCCTACATATTGGCAATTAGATACTGCGGATAATCTTAAAGATATCCTTGCTACATACAACAAGAATATTGCAATCAATGATGCTGCATTACGTGAAGCAGAACGTCTTGTACCTAAAGCAGGTTACGATAGAAAAAATCTATATATTGTACCTACATATGGTGAATATTCAAGCGATGGTGTACTATCAAATGCTATTAATAATCCTGCACCTCCGGTGGGTGTTAATACAGATGGAGGCGCACCTGTTCCAACAGGTACTGTAATGATGGTACGTAATCCTAATTTCAAAAATCCTAGTCCAGTACTTAAAATTTCTAAATCAGCAATAAAAAGTATTTGGGATATGACGGCTGATATGGGTTACGATAAGTTAGATATTTTTAACACAGTTAATTTAGAAACAGTTACATTAGCCCCACAACGAACCGACACTAATTCAGGTCAAGTAAGCGGGAACAAAATATTAACAGTATATTCAATGGGACAAATTACTGGCCCATATGGTACTGCTGATAACACATATGCAACCGCTGACGCTAATCCAGAATTACCGGGATTCACGGGAACAATTAGTCAATCAATGGATTGGAGAGCAGATTGTGATCCAGCATTCCAATTCATTGCACGTAGTAGTCCAAGAAGTTTTGGTTACACTACAGGATATTTAGATGGTACAGGTGAAGCACCCAATGGATTACCAACTGGTGCTGGTATAAGTTTCCCGCAAAATCCACAAGTTGGAGATTACTTCTTACGTATTGATTACTTCCCTCAATTGTTATATCGTTGGGATGGCAGAATGTGGGTTAGAATATCTAAAAATGTCAGAACCCCAACTGGATTTACTGAAGCAAACAAGTCACAATTATCTGGCTTTATTAATGATAGAGCAGAAACTAAACTTACAGATGGTACGTATGTACCGCAACGTCAAGCATTGTCAACTATTTTAGGATTGACACCCGACCCGTTACCCCCAGTAGTATAAAGAGTATATAATGGCAGATTTTTTCTATGATAATCAGATACGCAGATTTTTAATTCAATTTGCAAAAATATTCAGTAACTGGCAAGTTACCAAAGGTAAAGACCCGGCTGGTAATGAAATATTAGTACGTGTTCCTGTTATGTATGGGGATAGTAGCAGACAAGCATCAACTATCCTTGCTAACAATAGTGCAAGCAATCTTCCAAGCGCACCATTAATAACGTATTATATTGGTGGATTAGAATATGATCAAAAACGAACTCAAGACCCTACCTTCATTGATAAAATTCAAGTTCGTCAACGTTCTTATAATAGCGAAACACAAAGCTATGAAACCGTGCAAGGACAAGCATTTACTGTTGAACGACTAATGCCGGTACCGTATACATTACGAATTACCGTAGATTTTTGGACTACTAATTACAATCAAAAACTACAGTTGGTTGAACAATTAGGTACATTGTTTAATCCTGCATTAGAAATTCAAAGCACTGATAACTTTATTGATTGGACTAGTTTAAGTGTTGTATACCAAGATGGATTAACATTTAGTAGTCGTAGTATTCCAGTAGGCACAGGTAATCCAATTGATGTGATGAGTTGGAAATTCTATATGCCAATCTGGATTAGCACAGCAAGTAAACTTAAGAAGATGGGTGTTATTGAGAAAATAATTGCATCAATCTTTAAAGGCAATGCATTGACTGACATTCAAGATGATGATTTGTTATTGGGTACAAGACAAAAAATCACACCATATGGATATAAGATATTGTTGATAGGCAATACATTACAAATATTACCACAAGCAATTGCATTCTATCCCGGTAATAATAATTTAGAATTGCCGCCTAATCCGGATACAGATATCTATTGGGCTAGTGTATTAAATGTATACGGAACCGTTAAACCTGGTATTAGTCAAATTTGGTTACAAAATCCATACATGACAACTGATATAGTAGGTACAATTGTTCCCAATCCAAATGATGATAGATTATTAATTTATAATATTGATCCAGACACCTTGCCGCAAAACACATTAGATCCAGTTGATGGAGTGATTAATCCTCAATTGACAGGGCCAAACGCAGGATTACCCGGACCAGTTAATGGACGTAGATATTTGTTAGTAGACAATATAGGTTCTCCCGGTGATAGCACGGTTGCTTGGGGTACAGTAGTTGCCTTTGCTAATGACATTATTGAATACAGTACAGGAACTGGACAATGGTTTGTTAGTTTTGATAGTACTATTGCAACCCCAACTACATTAGAATATGTAACTAACTTAACAACTAATGTTCAATATCGTTTTGTAGATGATACCTGGATGAAATCATACGAAGGATGGTACGATCAAGGGGATTATTCTATCGTCATCTAATACTGTGATAAATCATAGTATGAGCAATACATCAGCCGGAGTTTTCTTTTATAGTAATAAAACAAATCGCTACCTTTATCTATTACGCACAGATAATAAAAACCCAGGAAACTGGGGTATTCCGGGTGGCAAGATAGAAGAGGATGAAACTCTTTTTGAGGGTATTACTAGAGAATGCACAGAAGAAATTGGCATTTTTCCGAACAAAGCTAAACTAATCCCTATACAGAAATTTATCAATCATACATTCATATATCATACATTCTTTTGTGAAGTAAGTGATGAGTTTGTACCAATACTAAATGAAGAACATTGTGGATATGCATGGGTAGGAGATAATCAATATCCTAAACCATTACATCCTGGATTGTTCAGTACAGTAAACTTTGATGTAGTACAGGATAAGTTAAAAGCACTTACAAAAAAAGAGACCTAAGTCTCTTTTTTTATTTTAATAATGCTGACACTGTAGGAAAACCCATTGAGCCGATTATTATACCGGCTCCCATCATCATCCATCGCCATTTTTCTAATACTGAAATCTTACCGGCTAACTCAGTATGTTCTTTGACATCCTGCTCACGCATAGATTTTAGCATTTTTCTAGTTTCTTCTGCGTTGGCTTCAATCATATCATGTAGTGCTTTCAGATCCACTTTAAGTTCCCCGATTTTTTCTTCAAGGTTCTTAACTTGGATCTGAAGTACCGCAATTTCAGTTTCAGGTTGCATTTTGTTAGCCTTATTTGCTGCGGTTGCCATGATTATGCACTTGCAATAGTAACTAATTCATACGGTTGACCGTTGGTCGCATTAGCTGCTGCCGCTGTATTGAATGTTGCAAATACTGGAGCAGCATTTTGGAACACAATATTACCAGTAGCAATAGGACCTGAAGTAGCAGTAAACAACTCACCTGTGTGGTCAGAAAGACTTTGAACTGTTTGAGTAGAACTATTAGCATATGTAGCAAGGATACGCATTGAGTTTGGTGTCAATGCTGTATTAGCAAGGTTAGCTGTATAGCATTGTGCTGTTAAACCACTTGTTGCGCCAGTCACTAGATATTTTTGTTTGCCTTTTTGACGAACAATGTATCCAGCTTCATCATTAGCATAAACAAATGAAGCATTTGTAAAGTCTACAGGAGGTGTAGCAACCAATACAGTTACATCAATTCTAGCGTTTGCAGTATCAGTGCCAGTTGTAAGTCCTTTTGGGGGACCGTATTGTTCATCGGATACTGTAAATGCAGATGCGTTGGCAATAGTTTTAACAAAGTACTGATAATTTGCAACCAAACCACCTGTATTTGCACTGAATATAACTGGTGCGCCAACAAACAATGTTTGAGCATTACCTGAAGTACGAATAACGTTACCTGTAGCATTTGTATTAGCAACTGCAACAGTAACATAGCCAGTGTTAGTACCAACAAAACCAACTGTTGTATAATCAGTACCACCGTTAATATTTGCAGAAGCAACTTGAATAGCAGAACCAACAGATAATGTGTTAGCAAAGTCTGTTCCAGATCCATATACATTCAAATTACCTGTATCACCATAAAGTGTACCTGTTCCATTGATACCAATAGCAACTTGTGCTAGTACTTGTTTACCAATGATTGCTGTATTACCACCAACTACACTATATGTGTTGGCGTTTGTTGCCGGGAAACCAGCACCTGCGGTTGGATTATTGAAATATGCATCAACAACATTAAATGATGCTTTAACTGATTGACCGGTTGTGTCTGTCAATGTTTGTATTACTTGTGGTTGTACACTTAATTGAGTTTGTGATACATCAAATGTAGTATTTGATAATATATTATTTACATAGTAAATTGTGTTAGCTGTTAATCCACCAACGGTAGTAGCAACTATAAATGACATACCTTTAGCTATTCCTACAGTAGGGCTTGTAGTTAGATTTCCACCTGATACTGTGACGATACTGCCTGTTGCTGCTGTATCAGTAATGGTTAAGACTGCTTGAGCCTTTGCGATTTTTAGAGGGCGTCCCATTTGATTTCTCCTAATATGGGTTGCGGGTTCTAGCCGCCGTTAATGAGTTATCATTACGAAGCACCGTATTGTGCTATATCAATCTATTTATCATTTTATCAAAAAATGAACAACATGCATAAATAAAAGTGTAGTCCACGAGCCTCTTATCTCTCCGACTACTCTAACGCTTTAGGGAGCAATCAGCATGTATATTTATTCAAAACAGAATCTTCCCCAAGGATTTTATGTTTACGCATATATAAGATCCAAAGACTCAAAAACTGCCAAAGCAGGAACGCCTTATTATATTGGCAAAGGCTCAGGTACTAGGGCGAGTGACCGACATTTGTGTCCTGTACCCAAAGATCATCGTAACATCATAATAATGGAACAACGACTCACCGATACCGGATCATTAGCTATTGAAAGACGAATGATAAAGTGGTACGGGCGAGTTGACAACGGGTCAGGAGTATTAAGAAATAGAACTGACGGTGGTGATGGATCATCGGGATTAGTAGTATCTGAAATTACTCGCAAAAAACATAAAAATTCTATAAATTTACTTGAAATAAAAATAAAACATAGAAATGCAATGATTGTCTTATACCAAGATCCAATATACAAACTTACAAGAGAGAAAGTGAGAATTAAGTTAGCCGACCCTACCATCTATGAATTCTATCATATTAACGGCACAATTGAGTATTGTACTAGGACTAACTTAATAAAAAAATATAATCTCCCAAGTGGACATATATCTAATATGATCCACGAGAGGCATCGTGTGGTAAAGGGCTGGAGAGTAAAAGAATAATATATTTATCTCAAAGATTAAAAATTAGTAGTTGGGAACACCAGACGGGATAATTCCAACTGGATTAACACCAGATGTTCCAGTGTTTGAATGAGGCATGCCTAATTCCGTGATAGAGAATATACTATTGGCGCCTGCTAATGACAAGTAAGAAACAATGTTTCCTTGACCTACAATGATACTATTTTCTACAGTATTTGCTGGAATGACTTGACTATTAGCATTTGCTACTGTATAAGGAACACCGTATGGACTATATCTTGCTGTAGTATTTGCTATCGCCACTGAGGAATTTGCTGTTAGAGTTAAACTAGTATTATTAGCAATTGATTTAACGATGCCAGCTGAGTTTCCAGTAGTATTACCAATCCAATAACCAATTCCTAATTCTGTTAGAAATAACGTTCCTACTCCGGTTACTGTAGTACTATTTGTAGCACATGTTAGATTTCCAGTTAATGCTACATTAGGGAAACTAGTAGTATATTGAATAGCTGCATTAGAAGTAGCTATTCTTACTTTATCGGTTGCAATATTTGCCGAAGCTGCCGGGGTTGCAATGTTTGCTGTATATGCGTATGTTGTCATTTTTATTATTCCTATATCTTATTTATTATTAAAGTCTGCCAACCGCTACTTCAATAATGCCTTCGCCCTCAAAGTTCTCTAGTGATTTACCAATTACTGTACCCATTAGTGGAATTGTTGATGGACGAGCAAAACCTCCGCCGGCGCTTACTAGCATATCACCTTTACGAATAGGTCCACGAACTTTACATGGTACACGCCCTTGAAGTGCGATTGCTACAATATGTTCACCCTCGCAAGTTGAATTCATTACATAAGCAGGGTTAGTTGATACTACACCTGCTACTCTTGGTGTTAGTGCTTCTGCTAGTGTAACTTCTTTTTGTCCACCAAACTCTAATACAGTTCCTGCTTCATATGGCTTATCTGATTCATAGTATTCTGCCAAGTCAGCATATGTTGCTTGTAATTTACTACCAGCACTTAATGACCAGTTACCTGTAATGGTTCCAAGAAGCGTATTTGCACCAGTAGTAAGTGTCATGTTATTGCCGCTGATTGTTTGTGCATTGGCAAAGGTAAGGGTAGTGAATGATGTACTTACACTAGTGATGTTTGGCTGTGCTGCTGTTGTTAATGTACCAGTAAAGTAGTTAGCACTAACTAGATTACCCCCAGTTATATTTCCATTTGTTATATTACCTGTTACTGCTAAACTTGTTAGTGTACCTGTACTTGTGATGTTTGGCTGTGCATTAGTAGTTACTGTACCCGCTGTACCTGCACTTACTGCATATGTTGCATTTGCTACAGTACCTGTTACATTGGCACCTACTAATGAACTTAATCCATTTCCATTACCAGTGATTACGCCGGATCCTGTATTCAATGTTCCAGTAATATTAGCACCAGTTCCAGTTACAACCATTGTTGTATTGCCAGCGGCTGTTAAGTTGATGTTACCGTTAACCGATGGTATACTTACATTACTTGTTCCGTTCGCTAGTATACCACCTATATTACCCAATATGTTACCAACAAATGTAGTAGCAATAATTGCACCATTTGCTAAGTTAGCACTAATAGTAGTATTACTTGCTAATTGATAATTAGCAGTTGTATTACCGTTAACAAAAGTTGGGTAGTAAATGCCAGATGTTTGAGTAGTAACTGCTCCATATGTTGAAACATTTGCATTAGGAACAGTTCCTGTAACATTTCCGCCTGCAATCGCTGTTAATGAACTGCCGTTACCAGAGAATAATGTAGCACTTAACGCACCAGTCACTGCGTTGAATGATAAGTTAGCATTACTACCTAATTGGTAGTTAGCAGTAGAGCTGCCACTAACAAAAGTTGGGTACCATGTTCCAATATTATTAGTAATAACATTACTATACTCGGATACATTGGATCTTGCTACATATAAATTAGGAACTACAGTTGTACTACTAACAGTAAATGGAGCAGTACCGGTTGCTACATTAGATATGAATTGAGGTGTAGTAATATTAGCACTTGCTAATACTTGTGCTGTTCCCAAATTACCAACATTAGCATTACCAACAACGTTAGCATATCCAGGTACATTAATACCGCTATTAGCAATTACCAATGCAGCAGTTGTGTTAGCATTAGCAAATATAGAAATATTACCATTACTAGCGATAGTAATATTAGCAGTACCGTTTTGCATTAATCCACTATTAATAGTAGTAATATTACCTGTTGTAATTATTGCTGTTGCTGTACCTAAATTGCCAACATTAGCATTACCAGATACGTTAGCAGTACCGGCTATATTAGCACCAGTTGATGTGATAACTAATCTGTTTGCACCTGTAACTGCAATAGCAATATTTGCATTTGCAGTAAGGTTAATGTTACTGTTACCACTTTGCATTAATCCACTATTGATAGTAGTAATATTACCTGTTGTAGCAATTAATGTAGTTGTACCCAAATTACCAGTATTAGCATTACTAGTTACATTTAATAATGTAGTAGTTAAATTGCCTGTTGCAGCGTTGAATGATAGATTAGCATTTGCACCTTGTGCTAAATTACCTGAGGTTGCATTAACAAATATGGGATACCATGTACCAGTAGTTGTTAATGCAGTATTAGCATATTCAGAAACATTTGACCTAGCTACAAACAAATTAGGAACAAGTGTTGTACTTGTTACAGTTAGTGGTGCTGTACCAACAGCAACGTTTGAAACTAATATTGGACTAGTAACTGCTGTGGTTGCATTAATATTTGCAGCAATAACATTACCTGATGACAATGTTAATGTTGTTGTATTTTTGTTAAATGTAAAAGCAGCGACACCATTTGAAATATTTTGATCATTGAATTGTACAGTAGTATTTGACCCACCTACTACTCCACTACCACTACCACCTAATGCAGCAGTGGCTATTCCAGAATTCGCTACATACGTTAACAATCCTGCACCATTGGCAGTTGCTGTTAAACCTAAATCTGTATAAAGTACTACATTGCCTGAAGTAGCGTAATCTCCGTTCAGTTTCAAATAAAAGGTATGTCCATTGATATTTGAATTGGCACTTGAATTAGTAATTGTTGCGCCGGAGATAGTTATAATTTGTCCATTGGTGTATGGGGTCAAATTAGAAACTGTCATGGTAACAATATTACCAGTGACATTATTAGTTAATCCTTTAATTGTAGTATACAATGTATTCTTGGGAGTCCAAGAAAGATTTCCTAATCCGTCTGTTTCTAAGATATATCCAATGGCCCCGCCGGTCATTGAAATATTTGATACATTGCCTAATTTAAGTTTGGCTCCGTCAAGTTGTGTAGTTAATCCGGTGTAGTTTTCCCATGTATCAGTACTTGATACATATGTTAATATTTGACCGTTTTGAGGTCCAACAATATTAAAGTTACCACCATCACTACCGTTGATTTGACTAAAACTTATATTGGAATATGATGTTAATACTTCAATATTCTCATCTGCATAAGTGTTTCCGGTTCTTCCAATGAAAAGTCTATTTTCATCAGTTGCCCAGCCAAATTCACCGTTATCTAATTGGGGTAAATCAACTAGGTTACCTGCTCGTTGCTGTATCTTTGAGATTTGTACTATGGCCATAAGTGTAATTCTTCACGTTTACACTTATTTATCATAATATTGACTTAACCGCTATACGAATTTCATGTAGTATTGCTCTACCCGCTTAAACCACATGTCACTATACTTGTCAAATTCAGTGCCTTCAATGATGAATTCCTGATAAACAACATCAGCGGTACACATAAAAATAACACCTTTGCGTATTTTAGTCCCGTGTACTTCATTGTGAGCATTAGCATAGGCTGCTAATTGAACAAAATAATCGTCAATCCATTCTCTACGCTTTAGCTTATTTGTTTGCTTGTGGTCCATAATAGCATCACTTCCATCATGTACCCCACACAAGTCAGTTGTACCAGCATAGATTTTAGGGAAGTATAACGGAACCTCAGTGCCCCAGTATTCATTGCACTTAACTAATCCCTGTTCAATGATTTGCTTTGCCATTTTGTGACTTTGAATACTGTAGGGATTACTTCCTGGTTCAGTAACTATACCTGTCTTGATATAATCCTCAAGAAATTTGTGCATTCGTGTTCCTCGACCCGCTGCCTCAGTTGTAATCTCTTGTGCTTTTTGAACACCAACTCGTTTACGCCAGTTCTGTAATGCTTGTTTACTTTCTTCTGATTTAGTTGCGTCTAATATTGTTGTAACGCTTGGGAGTTTCTCACCGTCTGGTGTAGCATATCTGCGTTTACCTTCGATTTCTACCCTACTCATGGGTATATAGTTGTATTTGTTTGGATTGTACATTATAGTCAATTATAGTTGAGTATAATACTAATGTCAATTAGATTCGGAAACTTTCTCCGCATCCGCATCTATCACGTTCGTTAGGATTACGAAATTCAAAACCTTCATTAAGTCCATTGCGAACATAATCTATTGTCATGCCTTGAAGATAAGCACTACTCTTTGGATCAACATACAATGCACAACCATCACATTCAATCTTTAAATCTTCTGCCATTGGGTTATCAACATATTCAAGCACATAGGCTAAACCAGAACAGCCTGTCGTTTTGACACCTATTCTGATGCCTAGTCCTTTTCCTCTTTTTGCAAGAGTTTGTTTTACTTTATTTGTTGCTTTGTCAGTTACAGTTATCATTTTGTTGGCATAGCATTTTGTGCCATTTGTTGTACAACTTGTTGACTTTGTGATTGATCTGGGTTTTCTGTATTATCATCATGTCCTTTAAAGATAATCTGATCACCTTGAATATTCTTAATTACTGTATTCAAGGGAGGGTTCTTGATCATATCATACAAGTCGGTGATATCTAAAACGATATCACCTTTATCTTGTAGATAAGTTAAAAATTCGTCCGTTGTATAACTACTAGGATCTACTACACCGTTCTCAACATCAGCTTTAAGCTGATTAACAAGAACGATAAGTTTAGTACTTAACGGATCGGTACCATCAAGTTCAAAGAGAAACATATTATCTCTTTGCTCTACCTACGCCACCTGATGGAGGCATTTCTGGTTCTTCAGCAGGAGGTGGAACATCACCCATACCCATATCAGCTTCTTCTTCACCGGCAGCCATACCAGCATCTAATCCTGCGTCCATTCCGGCTTCAGCACCCATATCTGCACCAGCATCAAATGCAGCATCTACTGCTTGACCAGTTACACCGTTCAACGCATTCTTCAATGCAGCGGTAGATTCTTTTAATGCAGCAGATAATGTATCTAACTGAGCAGAAACTGCGTCATTGTATGCTTGACTTTCGTTAACACCAATTTCGCTTTCAATGCTAGATACTAATGCAGGTAATTCTTTAACTTGCATCTGACCTACATCTTCAAGCATCTTCTGTACTTGATCTACCATATCTTGTGCTGCTAGTACAACTTGTGACTTTTCAACTTCTTCATTTTCAACCATGATTCTTGGCTGCGGAAGTGAACGTAATTCGTTGTAGTGATCACTAAGTGCTTGCTCCATAAACACCAACTTCATATAAGAATTTGATGATTGACTATTATGATAATCAGGAGATTGCTTTGATTCACTCAATAAACCACGTACTTTTTGAAGCATGGTGCGGGTAGATGACATGGACATACCATCTACATTGAATGAAGTTTCATACTGTTCTTTCAATACTTTAGTAGAGAAAGAGCGGCGATTGTGATTTAATTCTGTTAATTTCATAGTTATATTCCAAAGAAGTATATAATATATTTATCTTTTTTTTGTTATTATGCGGATTTGTTAAATCGTTTGTCTTGCCAAATTCTAGAACTATTCACATAACCTGCTAATTCGTCAGTTATCTGCTTGCGTTCTGTCTTTTCTTCACCTAATTTAGCTAAGTAAATTAGTTTTTCTTCTAAGTTTTTAGCCTTTTTTACTAATTTTTGATGCACTTGTATTTCGCTATCTACACTAGCTAATCTATTGTCTAAATCTAAGATACGATTGGATTCGTATATACTATTACGTTTATCAAAGGTGCACCAGGATACAGCATTTTTTAATACATTAAATGATTTACTCCCAGCAATGTTGTCTTTTTCTACGGTATAGCAGTCATTGTTTTTTTTAATTGCATATTGATTGAATAGAAAATAAGAACCATCTGGTCCTTGAATTATAGTTAATTCGCTTAACTTCTCCATTTCTTGATTGGATATTGTTTTTGTAAATTTGTGTAGTAGTTTGTCGCTTATCATTTGGTTAACACTTTAAAATATATGTTTCTTAGTTCATCACTTGTGTCTAAGAACGTGGGGAGTTGATCCCATTCTGTATTGCATTTAATCATTGGAACACGGTCACAATCTCTATATAATGCTCCCAATTCGCTCACCCCATCATAAAAAACACTTGGGTGCCGTACCTCAAAATTAAAGGACCAGCAAGGATATGTTTCATCTTCTTCTTGCTCAAACAAAAATCCAAAATCTGTAAATTTATCAAATCGTATCAATGTTTTTGCCGGAGTGAGAACATTTTCAGGCTGGCTACGTAATGAGATAGCTTGTTGCACCGTGTCAAAATTACTTTGTGTATTGCGTTTATAGCGCAATTCCTGATTCATATCTGGACGGTGACGGTTGAGTACATTAGTCTGTGTAATATCAAATAAGGTATAACAAGTGATTGTGTAACTCATACTAGTATTTAACAGAGGTAAAAAAAACCCTAGAAAATCTAGGGTTCTTTTAGACAGATATTGATTAACCTGTGAATGTAGCTGTAGCTGAAGCAACTACTGCATTAGCAGCACCGCCTGCGGTTAAGCCTGCGCGGCATGCAGCTTGCAATGTTGCTGTAGTCCATGCGCCAACTGGGTACACAGCCATTGCCAATGTATCAGGACCTGCAGTTGTAAACTCATAGATATACACTGTAGCTAATTGTTGTGTAGCTTGGATGATTAAACTAACTTGAGTACCTGACAATGCACCAGAACTTGCTGCTGTAACTGTAAAGAAGTCTAGTTTAGGACCTTGGGGTTGAACTGTTGCCGCAGAACTAACTGCATTTGCACCACTGTTTGTGTATGCTGGTGAGTCAAAGTTGATTACCGGTAGAAAGTCACCGTTTGTTTTTGTAAATTGTGCCATTTTGAAATGCCTTTTAATAAGTTGCAACCTACTGTTGCATGATAGTATTTATATATTTTTTTAAAAAATTAGGTTTTACGGCACTTTTTTAATAATTATTAGGCATAAATATCATTATGAAACAAGAAACTTTTTAAAATATTATTTTATGTGTAACTATTGCGGAACCAAACATCATCGGAAGATATATGAAAATCATCACGGATCAATTCCAATAGATAATTTTGGAAGAACATATGATATCCATCATTTAGATGGAAATCATTCAAATAATGATCCTATCAATTTAATAGCACTATCTATACAGGAACACTATGATATTCATCATAAACAAGATAACTTTGGTGCTTGCATAGCATTGGCAAAAAGAATGAAATTATCTCCTGAAGAACGGTCGGCATTAGCAAGTAAACAACAATTAGAAAGAAGTAAAAACGGTACACATCATTTTTTAGGAGGATCAGTGGCAAGAACTGTAGTCAAAAAAAGAATAGAAAGTGGAGAATTTCAGCGCATGAATAAAGAAACTCAATTAAAAAAAGTAGAAAAAGGTACTCATCCGTTTCTCAAGAAAAATAGAACTTGGGCCGGTGCAACTACATGGGCCGGCAAAACAGGAAAAGAACATCCTAAGTATGATCACACTATATATCAACTTCAAAATATAGAAGCCGGCGCCATTGTTAACGGAACCAGAAAAGAGTTGATTAAAGAATTGGGTCTAACTGACAATCATTTATCTAGACTAATTCACAAACGAAATAAATTACAAAAAGGATGGCGATTGTTTAACGACCCTGAAGATTCTGCCGACTAAAACCCATTCTATCTACAAATTTTAAGCCATTTGATACGAAACCCTCATGTGTTTCTGTGCCATCATCTAAATATCCTTTGACCGGGGATTCTTTTGCTGCTTGATTAAGCTGTTCCACAATAGACATTTTTAACTTGTACATCTCTACCCAAATTGTAAATGCCCCTTTAATTGCTTCGGCATTCTGTTGTAAGTATCCGGGAACTAGTACTTCTTTCTTTGTCTTTGGATCTAATGTAGTGTATCCTAACAATTTCTTACGCATTGGTTCTGTCATGGGTCTAGCTTTGACAAAATCTATAAATCCCTGTGCTAAATCATTTAAGTTA